TCATTGCTTTTGCTCCAGCTCTGGATGCTGATACAGTCGTACCAAACAGCAACGAAATAAACGATGCTAACCATCCGATGGCTGTAGCAAGCCAACTAATCAACGTTTGTAAGATTGGTATAACTGCTTGAATAATTGGATAAAAGGCAGTAGCTAAGTTAACTTGAATTGAGTTTAAGCTTGATGCTAATTGCTCATTCATTGCAATTGCTCCACCAACATAACTAGCCATAGACTTAAATGTCTTATAAGCAAGCCCAGCAATTAACAATCGTCTCGTAAATGCAGATAAGATGTTACCACCTCGTCTAAATGGAGAAAAATTCATCTTAGGAGCTTTCATTTTGCCAAAACGACCTAAAATCCCATTAGCTTTTTTAAACTCCCTAACTGGTTTACGAATCTTTTCTGCAGACCGTTGCATCTTATCGAAATGAGTAGATGGTACAGCTCGACTTCGACCAAACACTCTACGTTTCGGTGTAGCTTTTTCAGCTAAGTTATTCTGCTTCTCTAATTCAGCATTTACGCCTTCCAATGCAGATTTTAACTTCTCAGAACGTGATTCCAAATTAGCATATACATTCATCAGACGGTCGTTTTCAGCTACCAATTTATCTACTCTATCTTGTTGAGCGAATAGAGCTTTCTCGTGCTTATGACGAGCTTCATCTCTCATATACCGTGGATCTCTCTCTTGCATATCTTTTAATTGCTGTTGAGCTTGATAGATTTTGTGTTCATTCTTTTCCATCGCTTTTACAATTTCTTCCATTGACTGTGGAAGTGAATCAAACTCATGCTTCATGTCCTCTACTGAATCCACTGCACTTTGACGAAGTTTCTTCACGGCAGATTCTAAACGAGCAATCTGCTCATCAATCTTAGCTACTCCAAGTGTGTCGCCACTATTAGCTAAAGTGGTACGCTTATTTTTCAACTCTCCGATAAGATTCTGCTTAGTATTGGCTTGTTTCATCTTATCTTCCACATCACGAACGATATCAGCTACATCTTTGCCAACTTTGCTTTTAGCTTTAGATGCAGAATTACCGAGATGCGAATCCATCCGTTCTGATAATTGCTTAGTAGCATTGGCTAAGTTCTTGAAATTTTCAGCAGTATCTTTGCTAAACTTAGCAAAAGACTTACTTAATTCTTCCGTACCTTTACCAGATCCGAAAGAATCTTGAATCGCATTCGCATTCTCTTTAGCTTGTTTCTTTAGTTTAGAATAAAAAGCATTAAACTTCGCAAGTACGGCTTCGAGGTCTTTGGAGACATCACGGTCGTCAGCAGTGATGACGACTTCTAGTTTATCTAGTTCCATTTTCTCCCCCCTCTGCTAATTTTCTATTGTGAACCTGTGCGAAAGCACTGATTCGGTCTTTCATGATACGCCAGTCATCTTGTTTCGTTTCGACTGGTTTCTCAAATAATGATGGATAAGCATCATAGATTGTTGGCATATCTTTTGGAGAATTGAATCCAATTGCTATCAATTGTGATAGTTTATGATTCATTGTCGCTATCTTCTGCAACTCAATACGTTCTTGTTCTCGATATGCATAGATAGTTTCCATAATTTCAAGATATGTCATATCCCAATACTCTAACGCTCTTATCCCACAAGAAAGAGCTATCGGAAACATGTCTTCCAATAGCTCTGTAAAATTCTTGTATGTTTTTAGAACAGGCTGTCCTGTTCCACTGTCTCTGTCGTTTCCTCTTTCTTGTCCGCTTCGTCCGAACCGTTGTCGAAAAAACCACTATCATCTAAGATTGTTTGTACTAACTCAATTAATTTAGTGTATGAGCCACCTTCAGCAACGTATGCATCATATAAGCCAAGCATATCTTTTTCATTAAGAACATGATTGATAATTGATTTTTGTAGTACAAATAACATCTCTCCTAATTTAGGAAATGTTGGATTTCCTGTCGGACTCATGAAGATTGAAGCGATTGATTTGTTCAATTTCTTTTCAACTTCAGTTGTACGTTGGGCTCCTAAACGACAAATATATTCTTTTTCTGCAATTGTAATTGTTGTATTCTTAGCCATTTAATCTCTCCTATGCGTTTGTTACTGTGATTTCAGTATTTACTGTTAAGTTAGCTGTAAATGTTAAAGCACCATTTACTTCAGCTCCAGCGATTTTCACGTTCACACCAGCGTTAAATGTATGAGCAGTATTATCTGGATAAGTTACTTTAAACTCAGCAATTTCTCCACTTTTTTCTAACGCTACTAATTTACGATAAGCAGTGTTTTCGCTAGAGTTGTCATATAAAAACTTAAACGCTAAATCTCCAGCATCTTTGATACCAGGGATATAGCGTTTCATACTATCTGCTAACGTTGTTACATCAACTTTTTCAGGATCCCCACCCATTTCAGGTGTAGATTGTAATCCTTCTAATACAACAAATGTTCCGCCCTCTTTAGTTTTAACTGCAAGCGTTGTGCCTTTTGATAATAATCCTGTAGGTTGTGTCATATTTTCATCATCCTTTCTTTATGCGTGGTAGACTAATCCGTTTCGGTTGTCTACGATTCCTTTATATTGAATACTCGTTCTAATTAATCCAGTTGCTGGATCCTCTCCATCACTACGAATAATTCGAGTAAAGCCAATCTCTCTAAACTTGTTGTTTAACGTATTTTCAATCGATGTTAAGCTCGCCTTGCCATACAGCTCGATGTAAATCGTGTGTTCTGTCATGTTTTCTGGTCCACTCGTATCTCTTGAATATGGTTTATCTGATGTCTTGTAAATTGCTGTTGGAAACTGAGTCCAGTCGTTCGGATAAGTCTTAGCAACTAGTGCAATCTCCTCTACGCTGTCCAGTAAATTCACAACAATCTCTTTAATCTCAATCATCTATACACCTCCCAATCCTTGTTCAATGTATTTACTCATAATCTCTGGTATCTTGTCTTTGTTTTCTTTAATTGCAGGATATAACCAAGGTTGTGCTGGTTGACCATAGCAAAGATAGAAGATTTGCCCATCTATTTTGATTTGTCTGAAATGATAAGCTTCGGCAACGCCTGGTGCTAACAAGTCTGCAGGAATAAACCAACGCTCTTGTGTGTAAACTGGCTCAATCCCTTCTGGTAAATCTTTTGGACTTGCTTGTCCTCTCGGACCAGTACCAAACTCAGTAAATATTGCTTGCTTCTTATCACTCCAAACACGACCGACTATCTTCCCATCTTCATTATCAACGATTGCATGAATACTACCTTTCAACTCGCCACCGCCTGTATATATTCCGACTGGGGCGTTATCTTCGGCATTACTGCGAATCGTTTCAGTCACTTCAAACATCGCTTGATTAGTAGCTTGGTTTAGTATTTGTGGTAACTTCTTAATCTTTTCTCGTAAAGAATCTATACCTTTTACCTCAATCTCCATTCTCTTTTAGAATCCTTTCTAATTCGATGTTGAGATGAGTACTGTAATCCAGAATGCTTTTAATAAAGTAATCTGGCTTCGATTCCTTACTAACATATACACAAATACCATCGCCTTCCTTCAAATGCTCTTTACCTTGATACTTGCAATTCTTATAGTATTTCAATCTCTCTCCGTATCGTTCTACTGCCATTCTTCCATCAGAAGACTGAACATTCATTTTCAACGGAATTGGAGTGTCAGCATACTTAGTAATCACATTCGCTTCTTTATCACGTAAGACCACTTTACGTTTTAAATAAACGATTTTTAAATCTCTTACTTTTAATCGCATCATCGGAATGGCACCACCCTAGCCTTAGGAGCAACTACGAATCTAGCCAATCTTTGTTGGATGTTTTCTGGTAATCCAGAAATAAAAGATTGAGAGACTCCTCCTTCACTTCGAGAAGTCTCCCCTTCAGTTCCTGCTCTGTTGAATCGAATGACAGCCAGATCCAGAATAATGTATTGCATACCTCCGACCAGATCCGTTCTGTTGCAAAAACTTAAAATCTCATCCATTGCTTGATTCAAATATAGCTCTAGCAACTCGTCTTGTTCTTCGTCTTCAGCATCAATACCAAGTAATAACTTTAGATTTCTTAACTGTTCATTCATACGTTATCAACTCCTATACAGCAGACCAGTTTGTAGAGTCAGCATCTGGTGTAGTTGCTCCAGTATTAGCTTTCAACGCTTTGTAAACTTTACCGTTATGCGTTACTTTGTCTTCTGTTTTGTATGATTTACCTGCTACAAACTTAGCTGGTTTACGTTCTTTAACTGTTCCTTGTGCTTCTGGTTTTTCTGCAGGTTTAGCAGATGCAATTGAAATGATGTATTTGCGGTCGAAATCAAACACAAACGCACCAGTGTATAATAATTGTTCTACTAATTCTCCAAATCGACCAGGAACGTTGTCGTTATGTTTTGTTTCGTTGATTTGTAATGGAGATACTACAACGCTAGGAGCTGATGCTAAAGCTTGCACTCCTGGTAAGAATTTAGATGGTACTTTGAAAACTGTAAAGTTATCTAATTGACCTACATAACCTTTACCTAAAACTGCTTTGTCAGCATCGCCTTGAGGTAATTTAACAATTTCTTTCTTAATTTCTTTGTAGAATTTTGGAGTAACAAATAATAAACGTTCTTTTTCTACTCCTAATTCGTCTAAAATAACAGATACATCTAATGTAGATTCATAAGCTTTCCCTTCTACTCCATCAGTATAAGCAACGTTTTGGCTAACATTTCCTAAGGCCGCATCAAAACGTAATTTATCCAAGTATGGAGCAACCACTTCTGCTGATTGACGAGCAACAACGTAATCGATATTCACTTCGCCATTTGAATCACGTTCGTCCAATTTATCAACGAAACGACCCCAGTATTTTTCTTGATCCAAGCTGTAAGTTTTTTCTTCCGTTTGAGCGTAATCGTATTGATTTCCACCGTTACGTTTGTAATCTTGTAATCTTGCTAAATCTGATTTCGTTACCGTAAAGTTACGACCTTCCATCACGATTGCATCATTTGATAGCACTAATGGTGCTGAGTATGTGTTTACTGCTACTACTTGCTCGATGATTCCTAAGAATTTATCACGAGATGTAGCTGTGTTTAAATCTTGATATGGCATATATTATATCTTCCCTTCTACTTTAAAAAATCTTTCTGCCACTTAGGCGTTTCTGTGATATTGCTTTGCGTTTTTGGTACTTTAGCTGATTTGTTCAATCGAGCATTAACTGCCGTTTCTAAATCTGCTTGGTACATTTTGATAAACTCAGATACAGTTTCTTTAGTTACTTCTGCATCCTCATTAATCAAACGAGCCAGTAACGCATCTGACACGTTAATTTGTTCTTCTGCAAGAAGTCCACGAGCAACTTTGCTCATCTCATTCAACGCTTGAGTTCGTTTCAACTCAGCAATCTCATTCTTGAGTTGTTGATTCTCGTATTCGATTTTTTCATCGGCACTCATTTTCGCTAGTTTCTTAGCTTCGCTTTGTTCTTTTTCTTGTGTAGCTTTCCATTTAGCAAATTTCTTGTCGATGATTTCGTTTACTTCCGCATCGGTATATTTCTTTTCGTCTTTTGGTAATGTCTGAGTAGGCTCTGCAGATGCCACTTCTTGTTCCACTACTGTTTCAACGATTTGTGTTTCTTCTTTGTCCATAAAGAACCTCCATGTTTAAAGTCTTCCCAGACTATGATTTCCTTATCTTTTAACGTCATAAAAGCTTGGACAAAACAAAAAAGCCTTTTAATGTCATGCTTAGGACAAATTTTTATTTAAAAACTTTATTTGAAACTTTTGCATAAACATCTACATAAGTTTCGTTTTTGTCGCCATTGTGTGTGATTTCAGCATAATCTCCACATGGCTCATCAGAAGAAATCTCGTTCGTTCCTACTAACGCTTTCCAATTTTGAAGAGTTTTACTAAACCAAACAACATAGCAATCTTTAGTTTTGATTTCACGACCAGATAAACGAGTAAACTCCTCTGATGCTAATTTTCTAGCTTTATCTAACATATACATCCCTCCTTTCATTTAAAAAAGTGTACAAAAAAAGCACCTAACTATTGTTAAGTGCTTGGATTGAGTTTTTATTGAATTTTTAAGGCTATAAAACTTTAGCTACATGCTTAATTATATCGTCTTCCCCTGTATATTTTTCGATACCTAAATTATCTAATATAGCTATATACAACTCACGAAAAGTCAGTTTTGAAAAAGTTTCCAATTCATCATCATCTTTTAAAATAGATAGTTTCTCTGCTTTTTCTTCTGGACTTAAATCACTATCCAAAACAGTTGCTATCAATTTACATTTTTCAATCATTGCTAGTTTTTTCATTGTACTTCGTCTCCTTTGTGGTAAATTTCATTATACTCTTTATTTATTAAACGTTTTAATCTCTTGATGTATTTCTCATCCACATTATAACGCTTATAAATATCTAATTCAATACGATAAGCATCCAATTCCATCTTCCAACGTAAATCTGGATGCTTATAATAATACCGCATGCCTGGAAAACCGTATTTTATATCATCTAAAGCGTGTTGTCTCTCGTGCATCAATGCAGAAAAACTAGCATTTTTATTAACTCGTATATGACCTTTATATCCAAACTCAGTATTTCCAGTAGAATAAATCATGTTTGAATCATCAGTAAAGAACACTTCTATCCCCATACTTCTTAATTCGTCCAGTATTTTTTTCGTTTCTTCTGGATGACTGTCAAACATGCTTCCCATAACTTCTCGTATCGGATCATCAGTCGTGTGAAATTCTATAACTGGACCAAAGTACGCCTGTATTATTGACCGACACCACGGATGCATTGGCGGGCAATTCACGCCTGTTTCAAGACTATCTAATGGGAATATCAAACCATTCAAACGTTCGCAAGTATCAGATGTTCTATTATCCAACACCGCAACGTATTTAACGTGCTTAAGCCCCATTTTCTCCCACTGTTGAATCTTGGCTTGAGTATGGAATCTGTTAGCTTCAGTACGAATTAATCGTCTTGCAATATTCTTGTTTAGCATAAATGCATCATGCATATATTGCTCGATTTCTCTTGCCATATCTAGCTCTGACATACCAGTCATAGACTCTACAGTAAATAACTGTTGCAACTTCTTAGCAAGTTGATCCGTATCTTTCCAGATTCGACTGGAATAATTATCTCCATGCCAGTTACTCTTTAGTAACGTGTCTACTTGAGCTTTATCGACTTCTTTAGCATCAACAATTTTAGGTGTGATGACCTCGCTACCCTTCGGTGGCTTGACTTCTACATCTTCAGTAAGCTTGATTAGCTTCTTAGGATTATTATTCTCATCAAGCATGACCGGATCTGGTAGCTTTTCCTCTCGAATCTCAAGCAAATTACCTCGTTCTTCTGTATGAGTATCTGTAATAATCTGCTTAAATAGCTTCGTGCTTAGCTTTTCTTGTTGTTCTCCGACTTTCTTAGCTAATATCAAAGCTTTAGTATGAAGAACATCCAATCGGCTAATACGAAACTGAATCGCTAGTAAGTCTAAAGTCTTTCGCAAATACTTCTTGGTCTTTTTATCTTTGGTAGTCTTTACCATCTGATTCAAAAGAACCAATTCACTCGTTGGGACTTCTTCTTTCAAAAGCTTAATGACCTTTTCAATGTCGTAACCAGTTTTTGTTTTAGCCCTTTTAACTAACGCTAATATCTCATTTGTTAATAAGTTCTTTGCGTAATCGTAAGCCGAGTCGATTAACTTTTCAGTTTGTTCAGCATTTAAGAACATCTTTACAGAATCACGAATCGCACGTTTCTTCCAGTAGTCGTTTTCGTTATTCTGCTTCATCTTCCTCTACCTCATCAAACTTTGGTAGTGTTCCATTACCAAGTGCCTGTTGCTGATTCTGGATAGACTTACTTTGTTCTTCTTCAAGCTTCTGTAACTGTTCTGCCGGATCATCAATATCTGGTAACCAACCAATTAACGTTTCAAGTGGTAAGATGCCTTTCAACTGATTGATGATACTTGCTAAATCATTTGTATTGATTGGCAGATTTGGTTTAAACGTAATCTTCACATCTGAAATATCGATATTAGAACCTTTCGTATTTAAGATATTTCGCATCAATTCCAATCGTTTACGCAACGACTTGCTCATGTATCTTGTCTTGATACTTAACAGCTGTAAAAGCCCAAATAACTTATATTTCATCGCTTCTCCAGAAACGTTACCTGCAAAATGCTCATCTGTCATTGATGGAATGTAGCTGAATTTATGAATATCATCAAGCAATGATTTTCTTAAAACCTCGTTATCAGCTTCTTTAATCTCTTTGATGAGCCATTTCAAATCGCTATCTTTCTCAGTAGTCTCAATGATTGAATCGTGAGTTAGATTATCTTCACCTAACGTGAATCCTTTGATAAATAGAATTGAGTTTACTCGTTGCTCACTCTCATTAATTCTGTCTGATTGCAACAAGTTATACGCATCAAACTGCGAAATCTGTTGCTCAAAATCTCCCTGTCGTTCTTCGTTGTTACGATACTCCACGACAGGCACTGCACCAAAATAATGCTCAGATTCTTCAAATAATGACATCTGTCCTTTTGATAATCCTTTAGCATGGTACGTAAATATCTTATCCTCTGTGTATACATTGATTAAGTAATAATTCAATGTACCATCAAGCTTGAATCGTTGTTGATAATGTACGCCAAATAGTGGATTCTTATCGACAGTATCATCAGTAACCAAAAATATCCCTCGTGGATCTATCGACTTGATTCTAATCTCTGTATCCCCTTCATCGACTGGAGCTAAGTACATTAGCTCATATCCAATTCCAAATACAGATAAATCCTTTTCTAATTCTGTATCGTGGCTAATGATATCCATTCTGCTGTACTCGTCTAAAATCTTATCTACTTGCGAGCCAGAATAAGCAATTGGATTTCCTACCAAGAAACCAGTCGCAATATCCACAATATACTTAGCATGATTCGCTACGATTTTGTGATTCGGAATATTTGGATTCCCAAATGTACGATTTGAAATATCTTGTTTACCATCATAATAATCAGATAGTTTGTTCAATCGTGCTAATGTTCCTTGATGTTGCTTGATGCAGTATTCCAAAATTTCTGGAGTCGGAATACCATCTGCCATCAATTCTCTATCTAATGTGATTGTCATTGTTTCCCTCCTTATCTAATTCCTAAAAGTGATTTGCTCTTGACGATTGCCTTACCAGATTCAATGCATTGCAAGCTGTAGCGTAAAGCATCCATCAAGTGATTGTTCTTATCCTCTGGCTTGTTTAGCCAGTTACCTTCTTTGTCCTGCTGATAACAATAGCTATAAAATTCATCCATGATGTTGTTGCAACTTGGATGCACAAAAATAGCGTATCCTTGCAATTTGGATACGCCTGCCATGATGCTATCTTTACCTTTACGACTCTCTTTGATTCTTGAGATACCGTACTCTGTTCTTAATTCTTGAATCAGTCTAGGCTCTGCACTATCAGCAATGATTGTTGATTTAGCATAGCCTTTTGTTTTAATTAATTCGGCTACTTGTTTAGTAATCAAACCAATCTTGTAACCTTCATCAAATACATATATTTCTTTCTTCGATTCATCTATCAACGAGCAACAAAGAGCTGTCGGGTCATGAGTGAATCCAAAGTCTAGTCCGATTGCTAATTCATATCGACCTTTCTCAAGCAACTCATCTTTGTTAAAATTCTTAACTGTTACATTCTCATAAATGAGTCCTTCTGCTACTCCCCACTCGCCATCACATACGATTCTAGCCCTTCGTGGATTCGTAATATACAAATCTTCGTATCGTTTGATATCGACTTCATCAAGCCATTCATTGCATCTGAATGTGGTTGTGATAGCAAATGTATCATCACGCCTTGTTTCTTCATCAAAGAATACACGTTTGAGCCAGTGGCGTTCGTTCCACGGGTTGAAGCTGATGGTTACTTGTTTAAAGAAATCTGGTGCATCGATGCTACCACGAATCGATTCTACTACTGTACTAAACTTGTCTTCTGTCTCGACCTGGTAGCACTCCTCAAACCAAGCCCAGCAAAGAGAACCAACATCAACCGTAATCGATGTGATTTTTAACTCGTCATCAAGCCCACGAAATAGTATTTTCTGTCCAGTATCAATTACAGTGATTTCTGGTAGCGACTCGTTAAACTTAAACTTATGAGCTACTTTCAAACGATTCACTGCCCATTTGAAATCAGTATAAGTTGATTGTTTATTCGTGTTTGAATATCTACGAACGACTAACAGATTTGACCATGGATACTTGAGCAATCGAACGATAAAGTTTAAAGCGATTGTCTTTGACTTCTTCGAACCACGTGAGCCTTTCACAACTCGATAGAAGTTTCTTGACTTCCAAAAAGCACCATAACCAGATCCGACAACCTTTGGTAAATCTACTACGGTGTCGTTTGTTTTAATCTGGTATTTCTGACTCATTGCTAAACACCACCGCACCGCTTAACTCAATTTCTTTTCGTTCTAAATAAGCACCATTCACTTTTAGTATATGATCCACTGAACGCTGTCGTTCTTCTATAGATGGAGTAAATTCATAAGTAGTTTCAGTAATTTCATCTCCATCGTCAGTTTTTACAGTCTTTTTTGAATACCCCTTTTGCACATCGCCACGAGCAATACTAGCGGATATTGCTAAAGCTTCAGCAATCGTCATTGACCGTTCATCAAATAATTCTTCTGTACGTTTCTTTATGTATTCGGAAATCTCAACATTTTTCAACAATCTTTGTCCTATACTGTATGCTGTTTTCTCAGAATATCCAGCTATAATCGCTGATTGTGTAGCATTTTTACTGATGATGTACTCATCAGCGAAATGTTTTTGTCTCTCGTTCATTTTCCACCACCTCCAATAAAATAAAAAGAGCCTTCATTAAGAAGACTCTCGTGTTTGATAAGACAGCAAAAATAAGGAAAGGAGACCAAAAAATCTGTCTTATCGCACAATTTCTATACTATTAATATACGCTTAAATGAAGGAAAATGATACTCATTTTTTTTACCCCTCATTATTCATCCATAGTGTTACACAAACCGATTTTGTTGCCGAATTTCTCTAGCATTTTATTTCGAATGTTGTATACTTTTTTATTACTGAATCCAAGTATAGTAGCGACAGTTGTCCATTCATTATTACCATCATTTCGAAACAATTTACATTTAATAACTTTTAACGTATCCTCGGATGCTTCTTCAATAATACTATTGAGTGCATTATACACTCTTTCTAGAAATTGTAATCTTGTATCACTTAGTTCTCTTATAACTTTTGTTTCTTGAGGTTTACTAATAAAACTAGATTTACCTCCACCAACATTTTCATCTGGCTCGTGTGCAGACAATACAGCTTTTCTATTTAAGATTCGTTGTGGATAATTATGATAATCCTCGAATAACTCTTCTAAATAAGCTATTTGTCGTCTACTTAATGTCATCGCATCACCTACTTTATCAAATCAATATTTTCTGGTCTAAATCCAAACCAAGCTTCGCCACTTTCGACTACAACAACTGGCAACGATGTGAAACCTAATTCTTTAACATGTTGTCTAGCTTCCTCATTATTAGTCACATCAATCGTTTCATACTCAATATTCAATGAATCCATGTATTGCTTAGTCATCATACATTGTGGACAATCAATTGTTGTATATACAATTACTTTACTCATTACTATCACTCCTTTAAATCAATTGTTGGGTCAATCTTTTCACGTTTCTTCAAAACGATATATGCATTTAGTTCACAAATTTCATCAAGCATTTCTTGAAATCTCTTAACAAAATCGTATGGTGTATTTGCCCATAATTTTTTATACAATTCATCATCATCATAATAATAACCACTTTCGATTCTGTCGTACAGATAGCCTAACAATGAACGGGCGTCCAATGTAATGTTACCAGCTTCAGTAGTCCAGTACCCACTTCTTTTCTCTTCGTCCATATTATTCCAGTCCTGTTTGACTAATCTGGTTTGCTCAATCCACTCATTATGAATTAAACATTTACAATCTACATCATTTATACTAATCATTTCTCATCCTCCTCAAAATGTTTTGCGATTTCAGCAATAACGTTCACAGTAACGCTGTTACCTGCTTGTTTATATAATTGGCTATTTGATGTTACTGCTTGTGCTTTATCAAATGCTGAATCTGGAAATCCTTGCAGTCTCCAGCACTCTCGAGGTGTTAGTCTTCTAATACGATAGTCAGATCCGACCACGCCTTGTTGTTCCGATGCTAAAAGAGTATTTGCAATCTGATTGCCTACTCTACCTCTTTTAGTCTTTGAATTAATATTAGCGATATTTACGCTATCGCCTACTCCAGCTTCTGCATAACCTTTTGTGGTAGCTTCACGTATTTTTAATTTCTTATCTTCTAGCAAAACTCCGTGCTGATCCTGTGCTGTAAGTGTAAACATAGGCTCTCCATTGGTTTTGAATCTGCGACCGTTTTGTCGTTTTTCTACTCGGTTAGGTGTAAGTACTGGAATAGCTACTTGTTTCGGCTCGTGGTAGTCTGTTGCTGTTAATGTTGCCATTAATCCATTTGAATCATAAACTCTACTTTTGCTTCCGTGTGATGTACCGTTAGGATTCTTAGTATTTCCAATTACTTTGATTTTCGATTCTGTATCAGATTGTTCATTTTTTCCGCTGATAGGAAATATTCTTCTGGTACATTCTCCTCTAAGATGTCCGATAATAAACACTCGTTCCCTATTCTGGGGGACTCCAAAATTTTTGCTGTTAAGCACTTGCCATTCCACGTTGTACCCCAATTCATCCAGGACTCTGAGCATTCTCTCGAAAGTATCCCCTTTTTGATGATTGAGGAGTCCTTTAACATTTTCAAGGAATAAATACTTAGGTCTGAGAATAGATGCGAACCTAGCGATTTCAAAAAATAGAGTTCCTCGAGTATCTTCGAAACCTCGTCTGTTTCCTGCAATTGAGAAAGCTTGGCACGGAAATCCTCCACAGATAATGTCCACACTTCCGATTCCTCGAACAAACTCGTCTGTAACTGTCGTGATGTCATGTAATTCAATCTCCCCCTCTGTATTATGAATAGCCTTGTAGGATTCTCTAGCAAATTTATCAATCTCACAGAATCCGATGCACTCATGTCCTGCAGATTCCATCCCTAATCGGAATCCACCGATTCCTGCAAATAAATCTAGGAATTTCATTCATCCACCCACAGTCTTTTAATCTCGTCGCCAAACAAATCAATCGCACGTAAACAATCACGTTCATCGTAAAAATAGCCGAATGTATTAAAATTATCCCACACAGCGTTCCAACCACTTTCTAGTACCTTTTTAGAACCATCGTATGAAATAAAATATTTACAGTCATAAGTTCCTGGCTTCCACTCCCTATTGCATTTGTCACGGAATTGCTTGAATCGTGTCAACAATGCACGTTTATCACGTTCACGTTCTGCTTCCTGTTTAGTTTTGAAAATGTGACCTTGGTCATAGCGTGGTTTATCATAAGGCGTATAATTCCAACGATTTTTTTCTATACCGCTATTTTCTTCAACTAACCAATAATCTTCGTTAGGTTCAAATGGATATTCAAACGTTTCCTTTTTCTTTTCTCGTTTTAACGTTTCTATCTCGTCCAGCAATACTTTTACTTTGTCTTCAAGTTCTGCAATTGTACTCATTTTTCTTCCTCCAAATATAATCTCTTAATTTCATCTCCGAATAACTCGATAGCACGGTCACAATCTTCTTTATTTTTAAAATAACCAAATAGATGAAAGTTATTTACTCGCCGATACCATTCAGAACACCATTCTTCTTTGCCATCAACATAATAACGTTCAATGAAATAATTGACAGAACCCTTCAAATCCGACTTCCAATTCGGCTTCCAATTCCCGTTGCATTTGTCCCTAAATTGTCTGAATCGTGTGAGTAAGATACGTCTATCTCGTTCTTTTTCAGCTTCTTCTTGAGTATGAAACACATTACCTTGTGCATATAAATTTTTATCACAAGGAAATCCTTCCCAAGCACCTTTTGTAATGCAACCATCACTATGCACTTTCCAACAATCTTCTGTTTTCTGAATCAAGTACAAAACTTCTGCCTTACGCTTTTCAACAGCTAGCTCTTTTTCTAACTCTTGAATCTGTTGCGTGAGTTGTTCAATTCTACCCATCTTTTTTCTTCCCCTCCTCTGTTTTCTAAATACTCCATCGCTTTTGCTAAACAAGCTTCAAATTCATAATCGTGTTTAAAGCAATGTTGCATAAATCGTATTGAAATCAATCCAATACACAACATCTCATCATTAATGTTTTTAGTCGCAATCGCCCATTTTAATTCGTCTAATAACTTATCCATATATCTCGACTTGTGAATCGGTATCATCGGCTCGTTTGGATATTGTTTTAATCTAGCTTTTAAGTGATAAAAATTATTTTTTCCTCTCGACAAATGAGAACAATCGATTCCTAATTTCTCTTTCAAAACTGCACTACCAAAGCTGTTTGGTGTAGATTTTCCGTTTTCCCAATTACAAATACAAACATCGCTTACGTTTAAAAACTTAGCCATCTGCTTTTGACTCATACCTTTTTCACGTCTAATATTTTTTAAAATTGCTCCTAATTCCATTATTTTTTCTCCATTCCTTCCACATAATCCACTAACCAATTTTCATTGTGTTTTCGCATTTCTTTTGTTTCTTCTGTCAACTCAACCATTATCCATGGACCTTCGCAAAATTGAATATAATTTACAACTTTTTTCATTGATGCAAACGGCAATATAAAACTACCTATAACTCGACATAAATATTTACAATCGTATTCTGCAAATTGTAAACTCGTAAAAAGTTTAGGTATATGAACATAAACGTGTAACGAATCAACACCAGCTAATTCTTGAACGTGTTCCAGGAATAGCTGTCTAATTTTTTTGTCGTCCATTAGTATTCTTTCTCCTTCTTCTCACGTTTTTTAATCTCTAATACAGTTAGTACTGCATAAACTGCAATATCAATCAGCGTATCTATAATACTTTCATCTTTGACTTGTGCTTCTTTATTGCATAACGTTTTTAATCGTTCGACTTTGTCACTTAATCGTATCACTGGAGATACTAGACCAAATTCGCCATAGCTTTTACTAAAACTATCTCCATAATCAGCATTTTTACGCTCGTAAATGTCATGCATCTTATTTAAAATATCTTTAAATGTAACCATACTAATCTCCTTTTACGATATAATTATTCATACGTGTTTGCTGTAGAATATCTGATAACCAGTGTGGGTTATTCAATCTAAGGTGGTCAACCCAACGTGAAAACTCAACAATCGCACCATACGGTGTAAAATGTATTTCCTGAATCACGTACCACTGCCATATGCTATCAAACTGTTTCGCCATCACTTTACATTTGTGCAATTCTTGCAAATCTAGTTCAATCTGTTCTTTGGCAACTTGTTTATCATTTATTCCAACCTCATTAGCAAACTTATGATAAAAGATTGTAAATTTACGACCGTTACTTCTCATATTCTGTTCAATATATTCTGCTATGTTCATTTATTAACCATCTCCATAATTTCTTCTGGTTGTTCTCTTACGACTAATTCAACAATATTTTTGCCGTCCCAATATTCCACGTTAGCACCTTCTCGAATTTGAGAAGCATCGTGTTCAATCCAACCACAAATACTGATGATTCTATCTGCATTGATATATGTCGTACCAATATCGATATCATTCAATTTAATCAGCTTCATGTTGTCGTATCATCTCCAGTACTTCTTCTTTTGATTCTTTCACGTACACTGTTCCTGTTCTCGAATTGAGTAAAGTAGTAATCACTGCACCATCTCCGTAATCTTTGATAAGTACGATATGCTTAGGATTTAAAATAACTTGTACGTTGTCTTCGAATTTTGCGTTTAGTATTAGCACGACTCACTGCCTCCTTGTTTGCATGCATGATTTTGCCATCACGTTTTCTCTTAACGTATTTCTGACCATCGATTTTCACGATTTCAATATTTTGATATTCGTGACATATACCTGTCTCACATTTTCCAAATGTACTCTCCATTTACTCACTTCCTGTTTGCATTTTTACTGCATCATCAATATGATTCCAAAGCATTCTCATTTGTTTCAGTACAAATTTATCATCATTGTATTTTTCACATATCTGGACAACTGACTGGACTATCCAATCCATATATTCGTCTGTTCCGAATCCTTTGATCCGTTCTACCTCTTTTGATTGATATATCCAATCCACTACATCGTTATAGAACGCTCGATAATCTAAGCTCATTTCAATTCCTCCACACGGACATAAATACCAGTAGTTTTACCCCAGAATTTCTCTACAATTTCAGATGCTACCAATGCATCATCTACCCAGTATCCTAACTCAGTCATGCAATCTTTTAATAACTTCTGTAGGTTATCTGTGTCTGGCTTAGTTGTCTTGTACTGTCCGTTGTAGCTACCCTTAATCATTGGGAAAATCCATTTCACAGTTAATCGAATTGCACCATTGATTTTGTCTTGAGGAGCAAACTGTGACAAGTATGCCATGTACTTTGCTCTAGCTTCGATTAGCTTCGGTGGCTCGTAAAAGTGTGGCTTACCATTTCTGCATGTTACTTGTTTTTGCTGATGCGTTGTTGTCGGTATTTTCTCCATTGGGATAAAAAACTCAATCATGTACATCGATACCTTTCCATGTGCCTGTAGCTTTATCGTATTCAATGTATCCCAGGTAAAATAACATATACTTTAAATAATTTAACAATTCTGGTTGACTAGCAATCCATTTCAAAACTTGTGACTTATCATAGTCAAATTCTTCATTCGGTAATGTGTGATATAATCTCGGCATACTTTTTCCAACATCTAAAAATTTTGATTGTTCTCTTTTTTTCTTAACCATAAAACTCTCCTTTCCAACTTGTGAATAAACTCACTATTTTTAATTAATTTCCTACCAATTCCATTCGGCGTTTGTCAAGTGTAGGTAGGGCAGGACAAGCTGGCTAGTCTCATGCCAGCTTGACTGACCCTACACTTGACTCTCGTGACAGACAAAACTTTTAGTGTTTACAACCTAACCCAGTGCCTGTCCAGTGACAAATTCGAATTTTGTCCGTATTTGTCTGTCATAATTTTCGGATTTTTTCTTGTCGTGCTTTTGTTTGGACAATGACAAATTCGGTCATTTGTCCGTATTTGTCACGGTGTCCTGTCCGTATTTGTCCTTGTGAAATGAGTTTTTCAGTGCTTTTTAATAGGATTTTTTCCTAAAAACCATTACAAAATCATATCGAATTGACAAAAAATACAGCTTTTGACAGTGACAAATAGGGTATTTTGTCCATTTCACAAACTAAAAATCTATCCAATTGTTTCTTTTATGATGTTATTTCCATCTAATTTATAACCTTCTAATTCATCAATTCTACGCTTTAAAGTTCGTGAAGAAATTCCCAAATACTCACAAATGGCATCTGCTTTTACTGGAGCAACTCCATCATCGAAAGCAGAATAAGCAGTCTCGAAAGCTGTTTTTCTATCTTCTTTTCGTTGTGCTGGACTTTGCTTTTTACCATTTTTTTCGAAATTCTTCTTCCATGATGGCGTATTATCGTCTAGCTGAATATCTGCTAAGATGCCTGTGTCATCTACGGTATGCGTTGGATAGCTAAACCAGATATCTCTAGCTTTAAATTTTGCAAACTCACGTAATGTGCCATCAACACGCCATGCTGTACTGTTCTCGATTCTAGCAGTCTGAGCCATTACTGCATCATTGACTGTGACTCTATCTTTTACATTCGTAACTGCACGCTCAAAATGATTACGCATCTGGAATGAGCTTTGTAAATCATCTAATCCTACAAATTGTTCCATGTATGGTCTATTCATCTTGTTAATAGCATTTTGGTAAATTTTGGCTGTCATGCTGTTAATTTGTTGCTTGCGAATTTCTTCCGTCAATTCTAATTCCACTAAGTCGATTAACGCATCTGGGTCTCGTGCAAATACGCCAGATCCGCTCGCTCTATCCATCGATTTCTTACCACCTTGCGACCCTTTCGAGTGGTGGTGGCAGTAAATCACACTTGAGCCTAATTCAGTAGCCACCTTATCAAACTGATTCGTAAAGTGTGCCATTTGGTCTGCACTGTTTTCGTCTCCAGTTAGTACTTTGTAGATTGGGTCAATAATAACGGCAATGTAGCCTTTCTTGTATGCTCGTCTAATCAGTTTTGGTGCTAATTTATCCATCGGTACAGTCTTCCCACGTAAATTCCAGATGTCGATATTTGAAATATTTCTAGCTTCAATTCCCATCGCTTTATATACATCACGGAAACGATGCAAACACGATGCTCTATCTAGCTCTAGATTGACATACAAGACTTTGCCTTGCGTGCATTCCCAACCGAACCAATGATGACCTTCAGCAATTGCTATCGACATATTGATTAATGCAAATGACTTACCAGCTTTCGATGGACCAGCGATAAGCATTTTGTGTCCTTGTCTAAGAACACCTTTTATCAATTCTGGAGCTAATGGTGGCATGTCTTCCCAGAAATCGATTAAACTTTCCGGATCTGGCAGTTCATCGTTTAAATCTTCGATATGCTGATACCATTCATCCCACGATGCTTTTCCAATGTTGGTGTCGATGATAAATTGTTTCTTATCTCCACGCATAAATCCTGGAAGTCGACTTAATCGACTAGGATTCTTGTTTTGCTCGTCTACATTAAGTCCATTCTTTTTACAAATCTTGTATAAGTAATCAACTCTCTTTTTGTATTCTTCTTTGTTTGTAGCTTCGATTCTGACAACTGCATGAATCGATTTCGCACCACTATACACTAATGTGGCGATTGGCAGTTCTAACTCACGCACGATAGCATTTTGCTTTTCAAGATCCATGTTATCTGATTCAACTAGTGCATATCGAAACTGAGCAACGTTTTCGTTCTTCACGCCTTTTCCATCCATCGGATTAAAACGTACCCACGCTCCAGCTTGTTCGTTATAATCGCCTAAGACTTCATTGATTTTTCCATCGCATCGCAACAACTTGTCGATTAACTCTCCAGCCGTTCTATCATACGCACCTTTCTTAGGTAAGTATTTTTCCACTTCTCCAGTAGCTTCATTCGTTTTTGCATAGCTTTCTGTTGAGTAAGCCACAATATCGTCTGATTGGAATAGCGTGTCTAAGTATTTGACAATCTCCTGTACTGGATTCCAGTGCTTAGGCTCATGGATTTCTTTTCCATCGATATACGACTTATCCAGTAATTGATAATCATTGTCGTATTTGATAGATGCATCCCAATCTAATGCACCTCTGCCATCATCATGAAACGTTTGTGGAACAAAGCCGTTTTCTACAGCAAGATGAAAAATAGTTCCACCAGTAACTGGTGAGCTAGTTCCTTGAAACGAATCCCATTTCATGAAACATTCGCCTGTATGATATCTTGCATCATTTCTCGACCACTCATCCCAGTCACTTGCTGTATAACCTTCGTATTTCAACGCCATTCCAACGTTGATCCATTCGGTATACGATAGTGAATCTGGTGGAATGTAGCTTAACAATTCTAATAAATTATTTTCTTCCAAACACTACACCCCCACATACGTATTCACATCGATTCCGTTTGGTACTCTCCAGCCACTGGCCGCAATACGATTAATCAATTTAGATGCATTGTCAAACTGCCACATGCCAACGTTCTTGAATCCGTAACGTTCTAATAAACGAATCTGTTTTGGTGTTGTTAACCCTTCTCGTTGGCGTTTTGATAATCTGTCTAGCAACATTTGAGCTTTACCAGCATTGTCGATTTCATCTGGTAAGATACCGAGTTTTTCTAATGTTTCGACTTGTTTTTTGCTTGGCGGACTCATTTCCCATCCAAATGATGGAACGTAACTTGTTAAGTCCTCTCCGTGAATGCTCATCTCGAATTGCAATGGATCTACAAGCTTACGTTGTCGTTTACGCATTTGTGCTAATTGTTCTGCTAGTGCTTGCTCACGTTGAGCTGTTACATCTTCTTTTGCTTGTTCTTCTAAATCTTCCAAATCTAACGCTACATTGATATTATTTTCAGTTGTTTCAATCATCTTCTTAGCTACTTCATCGTTCTCAGCTATTAAGTGAGCTGGACGACAAAGCTCGTGTCGTTCTGTATGCCATAAGAAATCTAGTAACAATAAATGGTCTTTACCTTCTGCTAATCGTGTTCCACGCCCTACCATTTGAGAGTACAAAGCACGTACTTTCGTTGGTCGCAACACTACAACGCAATTCACTGTAGGGCAGTCCCAACCTTCAGTAAGAAGCATGGAATTACAAAGAACATTGTATTTACCTTTGTCAAAGTCCTCTAAGATTTCAGCACGGTCTTTAGATTCGCCATTGACTTCTGCTGCTTTAAACCCTTTGCTATTTAAAATATCTTTGAATTTTTGCGATGTTTTAACAAGTGGTAGAAACACTACAGTTTTCTTGTCTAAACAATGATTGAGCATCTCATCTGCAATCTTTTCAAGATACGGATCTAATGCATTATCGACATCACTAGCTTTAAAATCGCCACTTTGCATCATTACACTTGATAAATCCAAGTCGATTGGAATCGTTAATGCTTTAATCGGACTTAAATAACCTTCCTTAATCGCTTTAGGTAATGTATACTCGTATGCTAAAGAATCAAAATACGTTCCTAGATTTCGCATATCTCCTCTATCTGGAGTAGCAGTTACTCCTAGGACATTTGCATCATCGAAATGTTCTAATACTCGTTGATAGCCGTTTGAAATACAGTGATGGGCTTCGTCTACTACAATTGAATCGAAATGATGTTTATAAAATTTGGCTAGTCGTTTTGGCTGTTGTAAGGTCTGTACAGATCCGACTACTACACGATTCCAACTTCCTAAACTGGTGGATTCTGCTTTTTCTAGCGATGTTCGCAATCCTGTTGATTTATATAACTTGTCACTCGCTTGGTCTAGTAATTCTGAGCGATGAGCTAGGACAAGTACTCGCTCGCCTAGCTTCACCCTATCTTCAATTACTTTAGAAAACACAATCGTCTTTCCACATCCTGTAGGTAGTACTAATAATGTTTTTTTTCGACCTTCGTCCCATTCTTTTTGAACGGACTCACGAGCTTCTTGTTGATATGGTCGTAACTCCATTCATTTACCCCCTTAGAATGCAGTTCCGTTATTCCATTCACCTTGTTGGTGATTGTATTGCGGTTGTGCTTGATATGATTGTTGCACTGCTTGTCCATTTAACACTTTTGTTTGGTCTACATCTTCTGGATATAACATTGCTTTTACTTCGTTATATTGGTTGCCGTTATATGTACGAATACCAACTTTACATACCCCACGAAATCCGACAATCGTTTGCCAATTCATTTTCAACGGCTCACCTTTTTTCTTTTGACCAATCGCTGCAAAGAATGCTGATAACATACCTTCTGTTGAAGAATGTAAGAATAAGTTATGTTTTAATATTGCTTCGCCTTCTGCAGTTGTCACTCCAATAGACACTGTAGCTTTATTACAAGCTGGCAGTTTTCCTGGGTTTTGAGGATTAGGCATGTGACGACCACGCTCAAATCCTTTCACTACAAAGTTGTATAATCCTTCTGGAAGTAAAATAAAGTCTGCTGAATCCTGTTGGATAGTATCGTCCCATCCTAGTTCACGTTCTGGTTGATTGTATTGTTGTGTCATTTAATTTCCTTCTTTCTATAAAGTTCTATGTTGATTAATTTCTTGCATCGATGTTTCCCAGTTTGCCACGACTACATCCCAGTATTCTTTAGGGAAGTTTTCGATAGGTGTTCCCATTGGAAAGTGCCCTCGATTTGATGCCATTATCTGTAATTCTTCTGTCGTTACTGAGTTCTGTCGCATTAAATCACGTAATGCTTGTGGTAGTATTTCTGGCAACTCTAATGTAGATAACTCAATAAATGGATCCTGTGGCACTTCCTCTACCACTGGATTCGTTGGAGCTACTACAGGCTCTGCTACTGGTTGCACTGGCTGTGGTTGTGGTACTACTTGTTTATGTTGCTTGTTGAAGATGTGTGCAATGGCTTGGTATTCCATTGGTAATTCTTCTGGTAATCCGAAACGATTCTTAGCATCCCAAGCAGGTGTATGAGTGGTATACATCACTCGTTGTCCACCTTGAGCCTTATTCTTTTTTCTTTCATTCTTCATCACAATTGTTTTGTAATTGCAGAATAGTACGATATCTCCCCATTCTTTGATTAAAGGTGCAGTCTGTGAGCTTGTCTTTTTACCAAGTTTTAACTCGTATCTGTCATATGCTCCCATTTCGTCTGGCTGTTCGAATTTACGGATCTGAGCATGAGCCGTTAAAACGACATGGATTCCCAAATCTACAATTTCTTGTAGTCTGTTTAAGAAACGACCAAACTCCTCACGAACATATGTGTAGCCATTACCGTATCCGAAATCTTCTACACCTTGCTTACCGTGCAACGAACACACCGATTCAATAGCTAATGCTTCTGCCCAGTCGATTGTGTCTACGATTAACGTATCGCATATAGTTGGATTTGCTTTAACAAATGCAATCTGATTCATGAGCATCGTCCAAGATGTTGGTTTATCCATACGGGCTACATCCATGTTGCTTGTTGAGCCTTCCGTGTCGATGAATAACGGATTTGGAAACTGTGCTGCTAGTGTAGACTTACCGATACCTTCAGTCCCATAGATAATCACTCGTTGAGCTTTTGCTTGTTTTCCTCTTGTAATATTCATAAATGTCTCCTCTCTAGAAATTTGTTGCCCAATCATGTTTGATTGGATCAGTTGTTTGGAACGGCGTTACAGAATCTGAAACCACATAGCCATCTTCGATAATGATTTGGCATTCTGCTCCATTCGAAACTCGAGTAGCGATAGCTTGTAGCCCTTCTGATTCTAACCAGTGTCCAAATTCGGTTAACGTATTTAAGTCCATTTGTTCTAATTTATCTAACAATACAAATCCGCATTCTGGTTTCAATTTACGTACAATAGCAGTCGCTACACGTAACTGTTGAGATCCACTCATGTTATCCCACTTCTGACCTTCGAAAATTAATTCGCCATCAGCGACACTAAGACCAGGCAACGGTAAATCAGCGTTATTCAACAAGTCTGTACGTTCTTTGCGGATGTCTTCAATCATTCCAGACAACTCATCGTATTTAGCTTTTTGTTCTTTCGCATCTTCTTCGGCTTTCTCTTTATCCAAATTAGCTCGGACTTTGCGGTTGATTTCTTCAATGTTGGCAATGCTTTGTTCAATTTCATCCGTGGATTCATCTAGTAACGTTTCTGCATCTTTATTGGCAAAATCTAAATCGTTTTGCAGTTGATTTTGGCGTTTCATTGCTTCATCTAGCTGTTCTTGTAAATGTTCGATACGTTGATTTGAGTGCATCAAATCTTGTTTGATTTGTTCGATGTTTTGTCGTTTACGTGCATTCTCTCCATTTTTAGCTAGAATGGCTTGTTGCTCGTGAATCAAATCTGAAATACTGATTAATGTATTTGGGACATCTGGATATTGCATCATCTCATCAGCGTATTTTTTCTTCTGATCCGCAATCTGCCCAATTGCTCTACGTTCGTTGTATAGCTTAGCTTCTTCCGTATCTAGTTGATATAGCTTGTCGCCTACGCCGATAATTTTTAGTAGCGTATTAGCTTTATCTTTAGCTGTTTGTTCCATGAATTTAGGAAGATTCAATGCAAATTCTTCTACAAACGAATCTAATAATTGTTGACCTGCTTTGATGCCTTTAGGATCCGTAACTTTCAAATCTGAGTTTTTGCCTTTGCGTTCGACAATTAAGCCGTTTGATAATTCCACTCTCAAGCTTGGTGGATTCATAGAACCTTCTCTAGTAGGTTGGCTTGGTTTGTACTTATTACCGCCCAAAGCCCATGCAATCGAATCCAGAATACTTGTTTTGCCTTGGTTGTTATTACCACCAAGAATCGTCAATCCGTTTTGAGTTGGCTCGATAGCTACCGCTTTTACACGTTTCACATTTTCAATTTCTAATTTATTGATTTTCACACTCACGATGTACTCCTCCTTTTCCTCCGTTATACTTAGGTGTTACTTGTTCCTCACTAATTTCTACACGTTCAATAGCAAACTCTAATAGTCTAGATGTTACGAAATTTAACGTTTCTCCTGTTTCTAAAGAAATTTTACAGATTTGTTGATACACATCGTGTTCTACTCTCACTCGTGGGTATTGTTGATTATATGCATTTGGAACAATAACTTTCTTTTTAAATACAATTTTCTCTTTACTCATGATTTACTCTCCTACCTTTTCTACTCCAACGTTTAATCCCATTTCTCGTCCAATTTCATTCAATACATCGAAAAGGCTTTTTCCGTTTGCATTTACTTCTTTTGCATCTTCACCGTTTAAATACTTCAAATTATACGTTGCTTCTACGACAATAATTTCACAATTTAATGCTTTAGCGAGTGCTTTTACTCGTTTTCTTTGTTGTTCAAACGATTCAAATCTCATCACAGTGGCGTGTTCGATAGCGTCACTAAATTCAGATTTACAAGCTAAAGTTCCTCTACTGTTATATTCTTGTAAATAACTTCCTGTTTTCTTATCACGAAATACAATATATTTTGCTGTTTTTTCCATGTTCTATTCCTCTACTTTCGTTTTTTGTGTTATAATGAAACAAAGATATTATTTTACGAGTCAGCAACTCATCCTTGCTGGCTTTTTTTGTATTCGAAAATGATTTGAATAATATCGTTCAAATGTTCTACATCGTTTGTTTCTTCGAAATTTTTTAATGTTAGTTTGATTAATTTAATCACTGAATCTTTCTTCATCATCTCTCCCCTACGTATTGTCCTGTTTGTATTAATTGAAGTTTCTCATAATGCTGATTCGATGCTCCGATAAATAGACAAAGTAAAAATATCAGTATTACTACAAACGCTGTGAAATAAGCGAAAGTCTGTGCAAATCTAATCAAGAACCATTTATTGAAATTGTTTAGTTTTTGTCTTCTATACTCTTTTCTCGTCATGTTCTTCCACCAACTTTTCGATTAATTTCTCCTTGCATTTTTCAAAAAATTTGCTTAATTGCCCAGTAAGATAAATCGCTAAAATCGAACCTAAAACAATTCGTAAACTCAACAGAATAACTCCTATAAATGTTGAGATAATCGCTATCAGTGTAATAAAACCGATTAGATAAGAAATATATTCTGTTTTTTGTTCAACAGTGTCTTTAGCAATTTTATAAACATCATCGTTTGAAATATTCATATTTATCCTCCATTCTTACCAGTCTTCTCAATAATCTGATACACTCGTACAGTACTTTCTAAATCATTTATTGTTTTGTTTAGTTTTCTATTGTCCATCCACAAGTTGTAAATCATAAAATATGTTGTGAACAACGCAATCGTCAGAATGAATATGATAAAACTCTTAACTTTTTCCACGGCGATACCTCCTCTCGTCCCAAATCTTTTGAATCGCTTCAAGCTTGTCTGATTTGTACTTGTATGGAGCTGTATCTGTTCTACGTGCATTAACTACTACTGGATGATATCGAACATCACTTTTAGACCAAGTGCTGACAGTCGTTCCAAGCTTGTCGCAAAGTTGCTTAGTCGTGAGCCAATCTGGTATTTGTGTGTGTGTGATTTCAGATTGAATCAGATCCACAAACTTTTTCGGATTCCGCTTGACAATCTCAAGTACAATCGGCTCGAAATAGTCTAATGTTGCTTGCTCCATTTAATTCTCCTTTCTTAATAGAAGTCTTTTTTTAATTTTGTGCTATCAATATCCTTTGCTGATATTTTTCCGTTTTTAATCAAATCTCCTTTGATAATGACTTTAGGAGATTGAATTTTTACGCCTTTTTTAGTAAAGGTCATTTTAGAATCGCCAATTTTGATTGAGCGTTCATTTTGTTCTTTTTGCATTGATTTCCTCCCTTTCTAAAAAAGTATTCACTATTTGTGAAAGTTTTGTTATAATGTAACTACCTACTGCAAGTGAATCCTAGTAGGTAGAAAGGATGATAATGATGAAAAAAATATTATCAGAATTTTTGAAAGGTGCTGTGTCTCACTAATTTAGTAACATATTTTCCGGTCTGACTGCCGGCATCGACATGCAAGAGTCGTTAAAATTGGTAATAGGTCTAACCACCTATAGGTCTTTGCAACTTATTAGTTCAACGGCAGTGCTAGGGGCGATACTAGCGAAGTGTTGATGGTTGCTGCTATCAACTTGAGCAGAATAATTTCCGCAACGTGCCTTATATAGCAGATAAGGTACGTTTTTTTATTTAACCAACACATTCAAGTCAATTTTCTCCCCATAAAATTCTTTTAGACTTTTCATCACTTTGTAACTAGGATTCATAAATCCATTTTCTAACTTCACATAATAGGATGTACTTAAATTCAATGTTTTTGCTAATTCTTCTTGAGTTAGCTTCAATTCTTTGCGTAATTGTTTTAGCAATTTGTCTCCTTTCTATATAAGAGAGTGTCTTATACGACACTTATTCTTTAAAAAAAATATCCATAATGTCAGAATCTGATAAATTTAGGATGTTTTTACAAGCAACGATTTCTTCTCTTCGAAAAGAAACTGTTCCACTCATTCTACTATGATACACGGTTTTAGTGAACGCTCCATTGATATTTTCGTCCATTTTATCAATAAAATCTTCTACTTTTAATCCCCTTTCTACAATTTTTGCTTTCAATAAATTATAATTCATTTACATCACCTCGTTTCTCGTTGTGTCGTTTAGGACACATTCATAGTATCACAAGCAAATAACCGTGTCAACACATAAATGTGTCTTTTTTGAAACTTTTTTTATTTTTTGAGTGAATTTAGTTGTTTCTAGGACACTTTAGTGGTATTCTGTTATTACGAAAGGAGCGATAAAAATGCTTGATTTGAAAGAAAGAAGAAAATATTTAAGATTAACATTAGAACAAGTTGGAGATTTTGTTGGCGTTGGAAAAAGCACTGTCAGAAAATGGGAAAATGGAATGATTAACAATATAGGAAGCGATAAAATTCAAAAATACGCTCAAATTTTACAAATCAGCCCGCTCGATATCATAAATAAAGAGATTGTATCTAAGGAAGACAAAGATTTGCAAAAAGATTTAGAAAAATTAATTCAACAACTAGATAATGGATTATATTCCAAAGATACAGCTGAATATGATGAAGAAACTCGCCAATTGCTCATCGCATCATTAGAACAGGCGGTAAGAATTGCAAAACTTGCATCAAAAGAAAAATTCACACCAAAAAAATACAAAAAAATAAAGGAGTAATGCTTATTGAATTATATTGAGAAAAAAGTATTATCGTTAGTACACAAGTACAATCAACGAGATCCGTTTCTTCTCGCCAAAAAATTAGGTATAAATGTAATTGAAAATGATTTGGGAGAAGTGTTTGGGTACTACACGCAAATCAAAAGAATTAAATTTATTTTAATTAATTCAAATTTATCTGAATCAGAAAAACGTTTTGTGGTTGCTCACGAGCTAGGACATGCAATTTTACATTCTAAGATTACTACTCCTTGCTTGATGCATCTAAAAAACATTAACGAGATTAAAATCGAGTGTGAAGCCAATAAATTTGCGGTTCAGTTATTAATAGATGGGAGTCATAAAGAATACTATATAGGAGATAAATTCAAAATCATGGAATATTATGGTATTCCATTTGAAATGGAAAGATATTTAGATTAAAAAACAAGAATATTTTTCGCTTGATTTCAATATCAACTTTATCAGAAAACGTTGATATAACGATAATTAATCGCTTGATTTTCGAGTGAAAACAAAAAAACATCGTGCTTCAATCTTGGCGGACAGTAGCACGATGCTTTAACAAAAAATTCCCTAAAGTAGGGCTATTTGGTATGCCCTATTTTACCACAAAAAGAAAGGTTGGTAAATATGGCAAGCATATATAAACGTGGCAAGACATGGGCTTATAAAGTTTATTATTATGATAATGGTACGCAAAAAGCTGTATCTAAAAGTGGCTTTAAAACCAAAGCTGAAGCTAAAGATGCATCAATTAAACGTGAAAATGAATTATTACTTGGTAAGAATTTTACGAAAGAGAAAATGTATCTTGCTGATTACATGAAATCTTGGAAAAAATTGTATAAAGATGGTACGGTATCGGTCGGCGTTTTGAAACGAATCGACATGGTAATTAGATACGTAGAATCCAATTATAATCTGATGCTAAAAGATATCACTCCAGATAATTATCAAGCTTATTTAAATAAATTAGCAGAACGATTATCGACTGAATCCGTAATGAAATATCATGAATATGTTGCTGGAGCTATCAAGCATGCAGTAAGAACAGATATATTAATTAAAAATCCATGTGAGTACGCAAAAATCAAAGGAAACGACAGCCGTACTTTTGAAGAAGATACTAAATTCTTATCGTTAGATGAATACTATAGATTGTATGATGTGATTATTAATTCTCTTGATCCGAGATATATATCAAAATATATTATTCTGCTTGCTATGGTCAGCGGTATGCGATTGGGAGAATGTTTAGGATTAACCTGGGATAATTTAGATAGAAAAAAATGTACTGTCAAAATCGAAAAAGGATTCGATTATATTCATACGAATGATTTCACTGATGGAAAAACAAAATCTGCAAAACGAACAATAGTTATACCAAAAGAAGTAATGGAGATACTATATCAACTACCTCAAACTCAAGAACGTGTTTTTAAAGATATTACGAGCGAAGGTGTCAATAAAGTTTTGAAAACTTCTCTTTCAAAAGCAGGTATAGAACGTAAGATAAGATTTCATAGTTTACGCCATACGCACGCAAGTATCTTATTATCAAAAGGAATACAAGTTTTAACAATCAGTAAACGCTTAGGACATTCTAGTCCAACAATAACCATGGAAACATATGCCCATGTCATAAAAGAGTTAGAAGAATCAGATAATGACAAAATTTTAAACATTTTAACTCACGGAACAAACACGGAACAAAACCCCTAGAAACGTTGTTATATCAACATGGTACTATGCCTGTAGGGGGCATCTAAATCAACAGGAAGAAGCCTTGATTTACAGGGCTTTTTTGCTTGTTTATAACTGATTTACCCCACTTTTAAATCTAGATTTTCTTTTTTAATCAAATTACATCTTAACAAATAGTGTAAACCCATTTACTTTTGCTTTGATGCCATACAATATTTTCATGTAGAGAAGACAAATTTTATCTTCTCTTTTTATTTTCAAAATGATAAAAACTGATTTTCTTTTCATGAATTAGACTGAAACTTCCAAATTTTCCATTTAGTTTATTGACATTTCCTATAACAAAGGTGTAGAATAGTTCTACTATCAAACTATACTATATAACAGGAGGATATTGAAATGAAATTTTCTAATCGTTTATTGCTATTCCTTACAGGAGTTATTTTTGTCCTTTTAGCATTCTTTCTATTTACAGACCCAGTAGCTAATCTTGTTGCTTACAGCTGGTGGATTGCATTTGGTTTACTGGTTGCTTCTATAGCAGCTATTTTAGGCTATTTCTCTGTACCAAAAGAGCTTCGCTCACCAGCTTATCTTTTCCAAGGGATTGTTAATTTTCTCTTAGCTCTTTACCTCGTTGCCTATGGCTTTGTGAAACTGCCGGTTGTCATTCCAACTATTTTAGGAATTTGGTTAATTGTAGAAGCCATTATAGCTTTCTTTAAAGGCAATCGTCTGGGATTG